TTGTCGATTTATCATCAACGCAATGCGATTAATAGTAGGTAGTTCAGCAATCAAATCATAGTATGTATTGTCAATACTTCGTTGAAAACTCTCAAGTCTTTCAGCTGTTCGTTCATAACGTTCCTCATTTCCTGTATAATGTGCAGCGTGTCGGTCCATGGGTAATGTAAGGACCAGATCCATTGCAGCACCTGTTATCGCTCGAATGTCCTGATCCCAGGCTCGGCAAATAGCCGCAGCATTGGCTGAACGGGGACGACGGAGAACTTCCCAAATACGACGACCCATTGAGTCTCGTGTGTTATAAATTGTGCGTATTTCGTCCAATGTAACATTGTTGGCCTGTCGTGTAATTTCTTCGATAATCGCAAGAGCCATAGGACTTCCAAGATCTTCAAAAATATCTAACGTTCCATCCGGACGCATTCCATGAGCTTGGAAATAACCGTTCGATACTCTGACTCCGATAGTAACGTACTGTATTACAGTGACGACACTTTCTTCATCATCTACAAGAACTCGGCGATCTACATGTTGCATTAAGGTACTTTGTCCGCCTCCTTGCAATTCAATTGGGTTAACAATGAGAGGATCGACTACTGGCACAATAAAATCTCCAGCAAGTGTAGGTCCATTTGCCATATCTTCAACAATCTCACCGAATATGCGATTAATAGTATGCATGTTCTGAGACGTGTAAGTGTAGATAGTATCAATTGGAACATCAGGTTGGATTCCTTTGACGAAAGCTGCCTGAGCTGCAAGATGTTGTCCATGGTGTATTATAACATAAGCTAAGCATTCCTCAAATGTAAGAAGGGTTTTTATACTTCGTTCAGTTCGGTTCTTATCACATGGATTTTTGATGTTAAAACGCAGATGTGAAAAATTTGCTGCTTTTGTCTTATCAAAGGGTGTCCCATCATTGGTTTGATTGGCCCAGACCGCTTCTATGAGTACATCTCGCCTACGCAAGAGAGCATCATTGCAAGTAATACCAGTTATATGAGGATAAAGTGTGTTTGATGTAGTGATTATAGCTTTTGAAGTAAAATACATCCCTTTCTTTTTCAAATCGGCCATTTGTAGTACCATGGGGACATTAGATTTTCTCTGAATACCTTCCATAGCGACTTCGGCATCGTTCACCATATTTCCATCATCAATTTGATATACATATTGATGACAATAGTTGTCATGAAAAGGTGCATTCTCAGTGCGACAGTAGATGTTATTTTCAACTGGCACTTTTTGAGATTTCAGTATGCCTTTCGCAAAGGCAGTACTAATGGCAGATTTTCCCATTCCAGGACCTCCTGCAATATAATAATGAGCAGGGTCCATTCGTACTGCAAAATTTGGAGAGTTATCCATAGCAGCTGAAACAAGTTCGTCCATATTTGATTTCATTGAAGCAAACATAGTTGTCATTTCTCTATTTCTTGCCATAGTAATTTTGTGTCTCAAAGCATTGACGCGATCGTAGCATTCTCGAAATCGACGACGTCGCTCTGGTTGATAGCTAATGAATTTAAGATTTTCATAACTGTGTAATTCCTTAATTATGTTTGAAACTTGTTCCATTTCCATCCAGATTGCTTTCTTACTATAAGCATCTTTTAATTCAGGATTGTCATCATACACATAAGTTATGAGACCTTCCATAATGGTATCATTAACGAATTTAAAACCTTCAGTAAAGGCTGTGACTCCTTGGCGCATTCCATTAGCTTCGCGACCTCGGGCTGCCATTAACTCCCACATTGTTGTGTTCTTTTTATCATCAAGGCCACCTGTAGATTTCATGCCAAGTGCCATAACAGCAAGTGATAATATCAAGGAAATTTGTGACGGTGTTACGTCAGCTTGAAATTCCAATCCATTATTCCCCTCGTTCAATTGGGTCGGGGTCATGAAATAATTGTAGGCAGCGTTAAATGCGGGTGTTAAGGCGCCGGCACGTAATCCAATGGCTAAGCAAAGTTTTGTAACAAAACTCATCCATTTTACGTTGGTTCGAACGCATATAGTTTCTATAAAATCAACGATCAAAACACTCAACAGAGTCAAATCACCGGGTGAAATGTTGGTGAAAGCTTTGATCCAAGATAGAAATTGATTTGTCGTCTCTTCAACATCAGTTGCGATATTGTCAGTGTGATCTGCCATATCTCGTGTCATTCGTTCGATGTTTTCAGTTGTTGAAGCCATACTTTCCACGACTGTGAGAATCCGATCAGGGACATTTCTAATACGCGAAAAGGTACTACTTGAAGGAGTTTGATTTCGAACTCTACGTCTCATAGCAAGCGCACGCCTACGTCTTTCCAAACGTTGAAATAATCGCTCTTCAGCTTCTGTTCGATCAGCATAATTTAGTAAACGAGCATAAGTGGCTTCAGGAGGTTCATCTTCTTCTTCACTATTGGTATCATCATCACTATCTAAACTCGAGGAACGAGTACGTGGTGGGTTCAAATTTCCAAGATTCATTCCTGTAAATACTGTTTCCCCTCCCGATTGAAATTCAAGTCCTTCAACATTAGTGTTTGGTGGTAAGTTCAAAAACTTACGAGTTGGAGGAACGTACATAGTGGCTGCATCACTGTCAGATCGAATAATCGTTGCAATGACCAATTGACGTGGTGGAAGTGCAACATATGATGACAACATAAAGTTCTCGCTAGCACTAATATAAATAAGAGCTTCACTTGCAGTACGTTTATCACTCGAGTGATATGAATCAATAACTAAGGAAGATCCACAGACATTATAATCAGTGATTGACTGTTGGGATAAGATAGTAGCATTACAGCCATATCCTCTTGAATAAAAATTTTGGATACCTAATGGTGATAACTTTGCAGTAACCATAGTGGTGGCATTCTCAAATCTGATCATGCCAGGTCCAGAACCAAAAGACATATTTCCGGTCATATTGGGATTTATTGGCCAAGGTTTTTGGCGTAATATAAGAATATCAGCATTGGTTTGTACCATAACATCCATATCACCATTCCAAAATGCAAAAAGAGAACCAATTAGATCATTATAGCGGTTAGGAAACCGTTTAACTTCTCCAGGTGGATAAAAATAAAATTCAAGTCCTCCTGCATAACCAATGGGTTGAAAATTACTTACTCCATCAGTTATGTCATAGTTCATGGCATGTGGTGTTATCATGAATGGTTGAGCACGACTCAGCAATTCTTTGAGGTCTGTGATCTCTTCAACGCCAGGTGGAACATCTCCTGAAGCGGTATCCTCACATATAGTAAGCATTTGCTCTCCTGACTGAAACTCCAAAGTTCCGCCAAACGGTAGATTTGTTCGTCTATTTAAGCGACTCACATTGGTTGGATTATAAAATCGCAATTTATTTGGTCCTTCTTCTTGGTGTCCTCGAATCCAAACAATCACCTGCACTGTATCTCCGACTAAGCTGTTTTTAACAAGCGGTGCATACGGGATAATAACTAGTTTTCCTAAAGATGTAGCTTCGGTATCTGCAGTAGATTCATTGTTAATAACATAACGAAGAGGTCTCATGTTAGTATTCGGGACTCGAATACAAAATTCATTTGACTCAGCTATATCAATGATAATATGTGGATGCTGGGTTGCATCAGACAGAGTGGTAAGTGTAGTCCGATCTGGGACAATCGCTATAAGCAATTTACCTTGATGAAAGTCGCTCCTTGATATTTGAAATTTTAAATCAAAGGTTCCGCTCCACATACTGGCAAAAGTAGATAGATAAGTAACCATCGTGTCATATTCATCAGGAGGTGGTAATATAGTCCAGCTCTTGAGAGACATAGGAAGTTGTGCAACGACATCAGTAGAACCAACAGTCCATGTTGCATTTGTGTGCATACACCAAATACTAGTGAGATGTGCAATAGACGTATCACTAGCACCAACATTTCCTTCTCGATAATTTCCCATAAGTCGTGTAGTTCTATATCTACCCTGCATACGATTGCTGGTTGGGTAGTAAAAAATAGAAGAAGATTCCTCGCCACTCTGAAATTGAAGAGGGTGTTCTTGGTAGATAGTACCTTTTCCTGTCAATCTCAGTAATGCGGCTTTAAGCTGCCGCATTCGCTTCTCAGTAATTGTGTAATAACGTGAAACAATGAGAGCTAAACTTCGATTTTTATCAGACCAACTATTCAAAATTGGTTGAGTAATCTTGATTCTGTCGATAAGCATGTTACATTCAACAAACCATGACATCCATGATATTCCATGTGGGATATTATTTTGAATTTGTCGAAAATCGTCTCCATATAAATTTAGAAGATTTCGACTTTCAGCAGTAAGATTCAACAAAGAATCTTTGACAAGGTGCACATTTCCTTTGATTATCAAAATTGGTCCAGTTTCCTCACATGTTTCAAGTAAGTTTTCTAATCTCAAAATATAATTTTCCATCAATACTGTGGGTTCATAACATTCGAGCGCATCTGAAAAATCACCTGTTCCTGATTGGAATTCAAGAGTAGGATCGGCGGCAATTTGCTGAGGTATAGAAAAGTTCAAATTATTGAATCTCATTGTGACTTGCAAGTTAATGCTTTGAATAACATCAGCAGGGGCTTGAAATGGTGCAACTACACCAAAATGTACTGTCCCCAACAGGTTTAGGGCAACTGAAACAGGAGCTCTAAAAAACTCAATAGTCTCGATGAGTGGGGCTGGATAGCAATAAGGTATCTCTAATTCAACCTCAGTGTTTTGATTTGCAAAAAATTCTACCCCTTGAGCGGTTCTAACATAACGTGTTATGTCTGCGCTTGTAATAGTAGTAGGTGTTTGATTTCCTGGAAGATATACAATTCTTCCTATTCCTGCATAGAAGCCGTTGGTTTCATAGTGCATTCCTATAATGACACTATCCCATTTAACGTAGCGAAAAGACCGAGCCATATCGGCAATCGGTTTACTGGTTATTAAAAGGTCACACACATTGATGAGACCTCCATTGATTCCTGTTCCGTCCCAAACTCTCTGTTGGAATAAATAACGGCGAGATGCACGTGAAGTATAATCCCATGAGGGTTGAGGTGTATTGTGTATGGTTATGAGATCTGAAACGACATCTTCATCAATTTCATTGTCTGCAATAAGCGTTGCATCAGGAGTTTCATTAACTCCGCTTTCAAATAGAAGAGCAGCTGCTTGACTACCTAATGAGGTAACTGTATCTACAATTCCTTTAGCTGATTTTTCAGCATCAAGACGGGAATTAGCTGCTTTGTCGGCATCCGTATCAGATGAAAGTCCCATTGGACGTCCGCTAGGATGGTTTTCTCCACCATAACTTTGAAAGCGTGTCATGCCCATAGAATCAGCTTGCTGTTCACGTACTGTGTCGTAAATTTTAAATCCAAGATCACTCGCTGTTCCCAAAAGGGAGCCAGCTGTTCCGGCACCGGTTGAAGAAGGTGCACTTGAAGAAATACCGTTTTTTGGCAATTCTGCAGGTTCTGTTGCTCCTTGTTCGACAAGGGAGCTCATTGACGGCGCTTTGACCGTAAGTTTAGCTCGCTTTGGAGGTGTTGGTGTTGTGTTAGCAAACATATGATTGAAAAGAGTTTCACGCTTTAGTTTACGTGGGTTGTTTGCATTCCTCTTAAGACTTAGATTGTCTAATCTTTGAGCTAGATCACGATCAGGCCAATTTACTGTATGTCGTGTAGCTGGTACATTCGATGAGGTTTTAACTTGTACTGCTCTATTAATAGGATTGGCTCCTATAAAGCTCTTATGTACTAGTGGTTGACTACTACCAGGTAGTTGATCAAAGGGTTTTCGCCCTCTAGTACTAAATGATGGTGTGGTTTTTTGTCGATAATAATCTGTTATAGTAGTTTGTTTTGAATTTGATTGAGACATTTTGTGGTTGTGCCGTTAAGGACTCCGAGTATATCCTCACAATTGAGTCATTTCACTCGATACGGGTTTAGCGCCCTTATTAAAGGTAAGTCTAACATGGTCAGCCTCCTCAGCTCGTTAATTCATTACTATGTTCCCACACGAGGTACTTATAGTCGATAATACGTCATTGATTACTCCTACATGCTTCGATTTTCCAGTCCGTTCAAAAGTACATTTCCATTTTCCAAGGTCATTTCAATTTCGGTAACATTATACTGTTCTCATGAAGGGTTATAGGTTCCTAAAATCCCCTACTCCCTCTACTAGTTCTGGTATAAAGGCAATTGCTTGCAAGGTTGTGATCCGTGAGTTTTCCTTATAGCTTTTTATGGGTTATATCGCTTCAGACCGGTACCCGGTCTCCGAGGTGTGGAGATCAGTAATACACAGTTACTGCTTTGTTGATATAATGATCCAAGCTTAAATTTAATAAGATACATTTTATTACACTGGTTGTGCAACAAAAGAGGTAAATATTCTAACTAACGAGATCGTAAAATTAACAGTAAAGTTAAAGTGGAATGCATACATAAGTTTATACTCATTGGTACACATAAAGCTAATTAAATTAGTGAAAA